TCAACTTCAGGTGGATTTGCGGGTGGATTGTTAAAATACCTTAAAATTGTTAATGAGTCTTTAAGATTCTTTAATCAACAAGGTAGAAGACCTGGTTCCGCTGCGATTTATCTTGAACCATGGCACAAAGACATCTTTGACCTTTTAGACATCAAAAAGAATACAGGTGCAGAAGAATTAAGAGCTCGTGATTTATTCACCGCACTTTGGTTACCTGATAACTTTATGAGGTCAGTTAAAAACAATGGTGATTGGTATTTGTTCTGTCCTAACGATATCAAAACTGCTGGTATCAAAGCATTACAAGAATGTTATGGTGATGAATACGAAGAAAACTATAACAAGGCGGTTTCTATGGGTCTTGGTAAAAAAGTTAAAGCACAAGATATTTGGACTAAAATTATTGAATCACAAGTTGAAACTGGTGTTCCTTATTTATGTTCTAAAGACAGTGCTAACAGAAAAACTAATCACCAAAACATCGGTGTTATTAAACAATCTAACCTATGTAATGAGATTTATCAGTACACTGATGAAGAGACCACGGCTATCTGTACATTATCTTCTATCGTATTGAAAAACTTTATTCAAAACGGTAAATTTGACCACGAATTACTTTTTACTGAAGTTCGTAAAGTAGTAAGATCATTGAATAAGGTAATTGACATCAACAACTACTCAACACAAAAAGGGTTGAAAGGTGGTATGGAACAAAGAGCAATTGCTATTGGTACACAAGGGTTAGCGGATGTATTTTATTTAATGGATTATATCTTCACATCGGAAGAAGCAAAAAAATTAAACAAAGAAATTTTTGAAACTATCTATTACGCGGCGATTTATGAAAGTAATCAGTTATGTATGAATGGTAAATACGAACCATACTCACACTTCAAAGGTTCGCCGATGGATAAAGGAGTATTCCAATTTGATATGTGGGGATTAGATAACACACAACTTTCAGGAATGTGGGATTGGGATAAGTTGAAGAAGAGTGTAACCGATTATGGTGTTTGTAATTCATTATTCACCGCTCAAATGCCGGTTGCGTCTTCAGCAAAAATTACAGGTTCATTTGAAATGACAGAACCAGCACACTCGGCATTATTTAATCGTAGAGTAGTTGGTGGTGAAATTATGATTGTTAACAAATACCTTATTAATGACTTTGAAAAAATGGGTATTTGGTCTGAAGATTTAAAGAATGAAATTATTATGAATGAAGGATCTATTCAGAACATTAATTTCAATAACTATTTGGATACTGAAGATAAAAACTATAATAAGAAAGTTAAAAGAATTGAACATTTGATTCCTAAGTATAAAACCATTTGGGAGATTTCACAAAGAGAATTGATTGATATGGCGGCAGACAGAGCACCATTCATTGACCAATCACAATCAATGAATATCTACATGTCAAACCCGACATTATCAAAGATTACCTCATCACACTTCCACTCATGGGAAAAAGGTTTGAAAACATTATGTTACTATGTAAGAACCAAAGCAATTTCAACAGGGGCAAAACATTTGGCACTTGACATGAGTAAAAGAGAGAAACCTAAAAAAGTTGAAACACCACAAGTAGATTACTCAAATATGAATCTACCACCAAAACCTGACAATAGTGACTTCGATTGTTTTGGTTGTTCATCTTAATCACGACACTAATCCCGACACTATGTCGGGATTTTTTATTTTATAACTATTTATTGAAAATATCACGACACTATATTTATACTATATGTCTAATGGAATTACATACGGAATAAATTTCCCTTTTTTACAAAGCGTTGAGGGGGACTATGTTAAACTAACCCAAACCGCCGATGAGGAGATTAGGTCTAGTTTATTACATCTTATATTAACCAGAAGAGGTAGTAGGTATTATTTACCTGATTTTGGTACAAGAATATATGAGTTTATTTTTGAACCTTTAGATGGTGCTACGTTTGAAAGTATTAGGTCTGAAATTGAAGAACAAGTTGCTAAATACATACCTAATTTAACAATCAATAGTATAACTATAGAACCTTATACTGAAAGTGGTGATGTGGCAGGACAACTTGATTACGAACTTTTAGGTCAGGCTAGTATATATAGAATACCCGGAGCAAATACTGCCGAATATACCGCAAAATTAAAAATTGATTACACAGATGAAAATAAAGCATTTGGTAGTCGTGAATTCATAATCATTAACATTTAATTATGGCTAATAAAAAAATAAATTATACTGAAAGGGACTTTGAAGGTATAAGACAGGAGTTAATTAATTATACTAAACAGTATTATCCTGAGTTAGTACAAAACTTTAATGATGCTTCGATATTTTCAGTATTAATGGACTTGAATGCTGCCGTAGCTGATAACTTAAATTATCAAATAGATAGAAGTGTACAAGAAACCGTACTTCAATATGCTCAACAAAGGTCTTCTATTTATAACATAGCAAGAACTTATGGATTAAAAATACCTGGTTATAGACCATCTGTTGCTGTTGTTGACATTTCAATCGTTGTTCCACCACTTGGAGATAGTGAAGATTACCGTTATTTAGGTATTTTAAGAGCGGGTTCACAATTTAACGGTGGAGGTACGGTATTTGAAACAGTTTATGATATCGACTTTAGTACCCAATATAATCAGGAAGGATTTGTTAATAGAACAAAAATACCAACATTTGACGCGAACAATAAGATTATTAATTACATAATCACAAAAAGAGAAGTGGTTGTTAATGGGACGACCAAAGTATTTAAGCGAGTTATTAACTCATCTGATGTTGTACCATTCTTTAATTTCTTTTTACCTGAAAGAAATGTTTTAGGTGTTACATCAATAATACAAAAAGAAGGTACAAGTTATCCTAATGTACCAACATACAACGATTTTGTTAATTCTACTAATCGTTGGTACGAAGTGGATGCACTTGCTGAAGATACGGTATTCATTGAAGACCCAACAAAACCTGTTGATAATGCGGGTGTAAAAGTTGGTAGGTATATCAAAACTGAAAATAGATTTATTAGTGAATATACACCTGAAGGGTTTTTAAAAATACAATTTGGTGGTGGTACGACTACACCGCAACAACAGTTGAACGACTTTGCTAAAAATGGAATTAAGTTAGATTTGGCTAATTATCAAAATAATATTGGTTTAGGTTTAACGGTACAACCAAATACTACAATATTTGTTCAATACAGAATTGGTGGTGGTTTAGGTTCAAATGTCGGTGTTGGCGTAATTAATCAGGTAGGTATTGTTGATTTTGCGATTAGTGGACCATCAGATACTATTAATACTAACGTAAGACAATCCTTAAGTATCACAAATGTAACCGCAGCCATTGGAGGAGCAAATCCACCATCAACTGAAGAGGTTAGAAATATGGTTACATTTAACTTTGCTGCACAAAAAAGAGCGGTAACAGTAAACGATTACAAATCTTTAATTGATACAATGCCAGGTAAGTTTGGGGCACCCGCAAAAGTTGCAATTACAGAAAATAACAATAAGATTACGGTTCAAATCCTTTCTTACGATGATACTGGTAAATTAACTCAAATAGTTTCTAATAATTTAAAAAGTAATTTGGCAACTTACCTTTCAAAATACAGAATGATTAATGACTATATTTCTATTGATGTTGCTAAAGTAATTGATTTAGAGTTTGATATATCTGTGGTTTTAGAATCTGACAGAAACCAAGGACAAGTAATTACAGAAATCATTAATAGTGTGTCAAATTATATGGCACCTGAAAATAGAGAGTTAGGACAAAATGTTAATGTGTCTGACGTAAGAAGATTAATACAGAATACTGCTGGAGTTTCGACATTATCGGACCTTAAAGTTTATAATAAAGTTGGTGGTCAATACTCAACATCTGAAACTTCACAAAGATATGTGGATAAGACGACAAGAGAAATACAATTAATTGACGATACTATCTATGCGGAACCAACACAAATTTATCAAGTTAGATTTACAAATAAGGACATTAAAGTACGTGTTAAAAATCTAACAACCGTAGACTTCTCATAAGATTCTTTATTTTATAATGTTATGACTTATTTTTTAAAATGAGGAACATAACTATTTATTTTTAAAAGATCAATGACCAAGAGTTATCGTATAAGAAC